GCATATTTTAAACCTGCATTCCTCGTAGCATTCCTTGTATACATTATCGTCCAACAGGGGAACGCATCTCACGAGTCTATATCTACAGACCCATTTTGAAGTTAAAGTAAAGCAACAATAAGTCACTAATGGCGACCACCGTCTCAGCTTTCAATGATATGATGCAGCAGTTTCTCGACGAACTCGTACTCACTTTCCCAGAGGAAAAGTCGTTCGTCAAGTTTCAGGCGTCGTTCACTCTTTTGCGCAAAACTCGGCCGCGTATGGTTCTTGAGAAGTATATGAAGTCGATTGGCCCCGTTTCATCATATCTGATGGAGAAGGATGAGGCGTATTTTAAGCAGAATGCTGATTCGATTGAGCTTCTTAAGGAGCTTGATCTGATGAAGATTTGGACGGATGATCTGTCTCAGAATACAAAGGAGGCGATCTGGAAGTATCTTCAGACACTGTACATTCTGGCGACGACGATTACGGCTCTTCCAGCCGAAACACTCTCGATGATTGAGAATGTTGCCGAGAAGTGTGCCAAGCAAATGTCCGAGGAGGGTATTACGACCGAGGAGGCGCTCATGAAGAACATGGCTGGTCTGATGTCGAACCTCATGGGGGGACCACAGGGCGGTCTGAAAAAGATCTAAGTGTAATTCAATATGGACATTGTGCAAGAAGTGTTCCAGAGAGACAAACTTATGGATTTCTGGCCCACGAATCGTCAGTCGGCAAAGGAGCGTGTCGAAGCAACGACTCGTTTCATAATTTATGCGTCAGCCCTTGTATACCTGACAAGTCGTGATGCCCGTGTCGTACTGCTCGGTATTCTCGTACTCACTGTCTTGTATTTGCTTTATTTTAATGGTATGATTCCGGATGGCGAGCGTTCCGAGACGTACCGTCTCGACACAGCGGGATTTACCATGCCATCCCGTGATAATCCAATGGGTAATATACTTATGGGCGAATATTCAAGCAATCCCGATCGTGATCCTGCCGCTTGGTATCCATCAGTCCGTGAGGAGGTTCAGAAGGAATGGGAAGACATTCATCCTTTTGAACGGGTTCGGGACGCCGAGCGTAATTTCTACACTACTGCCAGTACAACGATTCCCAATGACCAGGCGGCCTTTGCTCAGGCTTCTTATGGACGACCATTTGCTCCGCAGTGTCGCGACACTCCTGGAGCGTGTGATCCAGAAGGAAACCCATATTCAACATTCCCAGAACGTGTCCAAATGCGAGGAGGAAACGGGGCTCGCTAAATCTTTTATAGACTAGTATTAAAATGCCTCGTCTTCAGACGGATGGTCTTATGCTCGAAGAGGATATATGGAAAGGCCCAAGTAATACAAACTATGTTGACATTGTCATGACAGATGATACACTCCGTCCACAGACGACATCTCGGATGAACAAATACTACACAGCAAAACCATATGATTTTCCTCGTTTGTACGAGGTTGAAAATGAAATTCGTGTAATGAACTCGAACCCTGTCAGCACATACGCTCTTTATCAGTCGCAGGCTTTTGCTCAACGTTACAATACAACAAAGGAGTAATAAATTATATCACATTACATTAATATGGCATTGTCCCTCGCTGCCGTCGCCGGACTCGTCTTTTTTGGAAAGAAGATCAGTGACGCCAAGGAGGAACAGGAGGAGGTCCAGGAGATGCTGGTAAAAGCGGCTCCGCCTACGAAGATTACGACACTAAATACCGACCTTGCGGCGTCTGCACCTGGTATGCGCGCGGACGCCTTTGGTCTGAGACCAATTAACCCGTCGTTCGGCCGTCGCATAGGAGACGTGTATCTACCTCCAAAGGAGGCTGTAGCTAACCTGGGCGATATTACGAAAGATGGTAAGCGTTTTCCGTTTGGTCAGCCAGTGTATTCAACGGTGTATCGCGAGAACATCACGAACAAAATGAATAACGTTGGACCGGTCGAAAAGATGTATGTCGGCCGCGGTCTCGGTCTCGACCCAAATGTACCAGCAGCCGGTGGATTCCAGCAGTTTTTCCGTGTGTCACCAAATAACATCAACGAAGAAAAGTTGAATACGCTTCCAGGAACATGGGGCGGTCCAGTCAATCCGGTTGTAAAGAATGGCGGTACGACTATGGGTGAGATTACACATCACGCCAAACCAACCAAGGCGTGGAATCGTCCTCCCGCTCAGAATAGAGGTCAGGGCCAGGGCGGTGCACTCACTGGTCCAGAGGGTCGCCCGGATTTCCAAAAGACACGCCGGACAACGAGACGCCAAGAAACCGGATATCGCGACGACACGCTCGGCGACGGTCCTCCTGCATTCTATGTGGGTCAGGGATACGACAGCACGCTTCTAAACAACAAGATGACTCGTTGGACCGAGAACCGTTCAAATCCAGATCGTGCCGGAAATCCAGCTCGTATGAATGTTCGTCAGGATCCAATCGGTATGATTGGTGCAGGCACAACGACTCGCCTCGAAGCAGGTCCACTTCCAATTCGTCCACCGGACGGCTCGAAGAATTACCGGTACATTGCTCCTCAGTACGACCGTCTGAACGTCAAGAAGGGTATTCAAACCCCTCTCGATCTCAATTTGGCAAAAGACGTCCGGGCAAAGAATCCTTTCGCTCAACCAGCATTTTCAAGTGCGGCTTCGTCGTGAAAAAAAAGGTTGTCTGAATGATAAATGAGTGGTGGCATTGTTCAACTCGTCGCAGTCGGTGCTCAGGACGCATACCTGACGAGCAAGCCCGAGGTCTCGTTTTACCGTTCTTCGTACAAGCGTTACACTCACTTTGCCAACTCGGTAGAGCGTCAGCTCATCCAGGGCCAGCCCTCTGCAGGTGGCGTTTCGACCGTGCGCTTTGAAAAGAAGGGTGATTTGCTGTCCTACGTGTACCTGTCGGCTCGCGATTCGAATGGTGCTCTCGTGCCCAATATTGATTGGGCATCCAACGTTATTGACAAGGTGGAACTTGTAATTGGTGGTCAGGTGATTGATACTCAGGATTCTTATTTTTCTACTCGTATCGAGCCTGTCACTGCAGCCGTAAACCTCAACCAGCGTTTGTTGCCCGCACAGACGAGCACGCAGCCTGGATACAACTTGAACTCGTTCTACGCGCTCAAGTTCTTCTTCTGCAAGGATTGGCAGTCTGCCCTGCCACTAGTAGCACTGCAGTACCACGACATCGAGATTCGCATTACATGGTCAAGCAATCTCGGAACGACGTGCGGCACTGCGGTTACACAGGGTGATAGCAACATCAAGTATTCCGGTCTGCAGTACATTGTGTGGTCCAATTTCATCTATCTTGATCAGGGCGAGCGCGATTACTTTGCCAAGACGCAGCATGACATGTTGATCACTCAGGTGCAGCGTCAGTTCGTGCCTACAAGCTCTACGATGGAGTTGGCTTTCGCTCACCCCATCAAGTACCTGGCATTCCAGTCGAATAATTACTCATCCATATACTCTTCAAGCGCGGCAAATGCGGCTAATTTGCAGCTCAAGACTCAGGTGAACGGTGTGGACATTGGTGATTCTCGTCACCTGATTCACTGGGTTGATGCAAATCAGTATTACCACACGCCGTTCGGTTACGTTCCCACAACATTCACGGCCAACGTGGCCATTATCCCCTATTGCTTGGACACTTCCAAGCTTCAGCCAACCGGTACGCTCAACTTCTCGCGTATCGACACGTACCGTTTGATCACGCCATCACTGGTGACGATGCAGAACATCGTGCGTAATAGCGACACATCTTTCGGTGGAGCAGTCAACACCAGCCTCTACGTATACGCCGTCAACTACAACGTACTCCGTATCCAGAATGGTATGGGCGCACTTCTGTACAGCTCTTAAAATATTGACAAAGAATATATGAATAGAAATTTCCAGACAAATCTAGGTAAGCTTGCATTTATTCTTAATCAATCATCGCGTTTCAACAATAAACACAAAAAGAATTATAACGCGGCGGCCATTCTACTTACAAATAAATTGAAGCGACGCGTGAACCGCGGAAATATTCAAGGTAATCAAAAAAATAATTTCAAAAAACAATACTATAGATTTCTTAGTTTGGTTTTGCAAAACGCGCGATCGCCCTTAGCACCTAATATTGCAGTTCGGCCGTATGAAATGAAGGCTAAATTCAATAGAAAAGGAACAAACCGATTTTTGAATTTCGTTGCCGGAAAACCATCTTTCAAAGCACCCGCTTATGTTCCTACAGGTCATTTGTATTTTGGACGTAAAGTAAATGGAGCGCGCCGTCCAGTGCCAAACAAGTGTGTATTTAAAAAATTATCAATATTCGGTGCACCAATATGTAAGTGACAAAATGTTGAGTATAAATAGGAATGGCGGATTTTCAACTGAAAATTAAAGTTAATTCAGTTGATGTCGGTGAGTATCGGCATCTCATTCAATGGTCCGATGTCAACACATATTATCACACACAGAATGGCTATTTGCTCTCGAATGTCATGGTCATCCCATTCTGTCTGGATACATCATCGGTTCAACCAACCGGAACACTAAACTTTTCACGGCTCGATAAATTTGAAATTTACACACCAGCGAGTGTCCCGTTGACAACGATGCTTACAAGTCAATATCTTTACGGGATTGGGTATAACATCCTGGATATTCGAGATGGTTCTGCATCGTTGATGTATTACGACTAAATTTCCTATAAAGATATATATACTTATAAAGACATAATGTCGACCCCTGAATCGGTCACTTCCCGTTTTCTGAAGGCCTTTGTCGCGACCAATGAGAGTCACGTCAAATGGCTCCAGAAAATGACTCTGCTTGCTGAGAAGCTTGGTGACATCAACCTCCAGCAGAAGATTGTCGAAGACATCAATGCAAATCCCATGAAAATCAAGTTGTCAAATCTAGAGGCACTTGATTGGCCACATATTCACTTTGTGCTCGCCATGGCATATGCTAAGGCGGTTCTCAAGGGCCAAGCCTATATCCCTAAAAATATTGACTCCAACGCCTAGACGTCGGGCTTCACTCTAAATTGTACAAAAATTTAAGACGTTCGACATAATATTCGGACGGTACACTCAGAGACAAAACTTCACCACTCAGTTTAAATCCATCTAGGAGTTTTTCAACAGAATTCAGTGCCACCATATCAAGGTATGCAGTAACGCAAAAAATGCGCAACTGTTCGATTTCCCACGCACGAACCTCTATGATTTCAGTTTCATAGGGGTTCGTTGGTGACCCATTTCCGTACAAACTAAACACGTTATTTACAACTGATACATTTGGCCATTCCTTTTCACGAACGACATGCTCTTCTATCAGTTTTGCCATGAAAACCGCATCATGCTGCCGCTTAAATACGACGGTCGCAGTCTTTGCATTTTCATTATCAAGGTTCCATGCAAATACATTGTTCGGACTCGAATGAAGTGTATAGACTCGCTGGCTTCTCACTTCTGTACGTGGAAGCTTGGGCGGTCGTGTGAGTACGAGCGACATATTCTAATTAGGTTTCTTTTTTCTAAATAGTGGCGGTTACTCTGCCTGACTGATTAAGACGATCGGCAACCGAGTCTGTCTCAGATTTATAGCCTGCGTATGACCATGTGAGCGCAATGTAAAGGGCAACCGCACCAAGTGCGAGGCCAAGAGCGTCTTTCATTTATTTCTATATAGAAAATAGTTATGAGCCAAATTCAGGCGGCCCAGCTTCTTGCCCGTGGAGTTCAAGACACTTGGCTTTCTGGTGAACCACAAGTTTCTTTTTATAGATCCAATTTCAAACGACATGTTCCGTTCGCCTTGACCATCGAACGTTTCGTCGTACCTCAGGACGGAAAGATTATTCTAAACCCGAAGGGCGATTTGCTCGGCTACACCTATCTCACGGCTCACGACCCGGCGACCGGGGCGCTCGTCCCGAATGCCGACTGGTCGAACATCGTCTCGACCGCCGAGCTCGTCATAGGGAACCAAACGATCGCGACGCACGATCTGACCTACATCAACACGATCCAAAGAGTCCTCGAGGCCGATACGTACTCGAAACGCTCTTCAGTTACAGCTTTCCAACCGCTCGGATTCTTTTTCGATCGCCAAGCCTTGCCTCTTGTCGCCCTGAAGTACTCGGACGTCCGGATCAACATCACGTGGGCTTCGACTGCCGCGGTGACACAGTACCTCTATAAGTGCTGGTCGCACTGTGTCCATCTCGGAGAGGACGAGCGTCAATTCTTCGCGACGCAGCATCACCAGATGATTATTCCACAGATGCAGCGTATCATCGTCCAAAAAGACCTTCCATTCCATGGGCCTTTGAAGTATATTGCGGCTCCGTGTGTAAATTATGTTGTAGATTACTATATTATTTATGATATGTCTCTTCCTTTTACATTTACAAATATGACTGCAACAAGTAGTGTAGGCCCTACAACTATAACATATGGTACATCAACACCTGGATACAACACAGCTTATGTAATGACACTGACGGGTGGTATTCAGTATTGGACAGTCTCACAAACAAAAATTTGGAACTTTACAGTTGCAGGAGCTGGTTCAACTGCACCGAATGCAACTGATTCTATAAAAACAGCATATGGTGTCGTTATGACGGATAGTTATGCTCTTACTGCGGGGCAAATAATTGCAATTTTAGTAGGTCAACAAGGTCTTGTATTTCCTGGCTCTACTTCTACTTCTGGAAGTGGTGGAACGTTTGTATGTATTTATTCCGGAGGGACATATACACCCCTTTTTGTGGCTGGAGGAGGTGGAGGTATAGGAAATCAAACGGGAACTAACACAGATGTAAATGCATCGACGGGTACTGCTGGAAGAACTCCTCCAGTACCATTTGGTGCGGTCGGTGGAACAAATGGAAATGGTGCGACTGGTCCTACGTCAACTGCATCTGGAGGAACAGCCGCAGGTGGTTTCTATACAGCCGGAACGAAAGGAACTAATGCAGGTACTCCTGCAAACGGGTTTTTGCAAGGAGGCCAAGGAGGATTTGGAGGTGCTAGTGGAGGCGCTAATGGAGGATTTGGTGGAGGCGGTGGTGGTGGTAATCAAGCTGGTGGTGGAGGCGGTGGATATTCAGGGGGAGCGGGTGGTAGTAGAGGAGGAGCTGGAACTGGAGGAGGAGGAGGAGGTTCTTATTCTATAAACGGTTCTGTCACAGGGAGTGCAACGAATTCTGGTATGGGATACGTTATTATATCTTAATCTTCATCACCTGATAAACGACTCCAAAAATTCGGCACCTTGATCGGCTCAGGCTTTTTGGGCGGCTCGGATTCGGGCTTAGGCTTTTTGGGCGGTTCGGGTTCGGGCTCAGGCTTCTTGGGTGGTTCGGGTTCGGGCTCAGGCTTTTTGGGTGGTTCGGGTTCGGGCTCAGGCTTTTTAAGTGGCTCGGGTTCGGGCTCAGGCTTAGGCGGTTCGGGTTCGGGCTGAGTGTGTTCATGCTCGTATTTTTTCATTTCGTAAATAATTTCGATCATCGTATACTTTTCACACAGTTCGTCAATGAGACTCGTGTCTCCTTCACGGCCCTGTGCAGATGCAAACATCTCGGCAAAGGCTCTTTTAGACCTTGTCATTTCTATGAACGTAGATAAAATGGAGTTTTATTCGACGCGTGAAGCGCTTTTGTAAAATCTGGATTATTGATTATACATTCACGGACAAGGATCCAGAGATCCTTGCGATTTGAAATTCCTTCAAGTGTATCCCATACAATTGCAGTATTTTCATCGTGATTCTTTTTGAAAGGAACCTGAGACGACTCCATTTTCGCCTTTTCTTCGTTAAATCTTTGAATCATATATTTCTGTTCAATAGGCGTCATGGGGAGATCGAGGACGTAGACGTGATAAACACTTACTGTGTCTGCGTCGGCCTCGGTGTCCCCTGGACCTTTATAGTTGGTCGTAAATCGAAAATAAGTGTATGAACCACTTTTCACGTCGATGAGCCCTCGGGTCTCTTCGTGAAGTTCACGAATTGCACAACGTAAGGGATTATACACTTCACGACGGCGACAACCACCTGTTACAAAAGTCCATTCTTTGTATCGTCGATCATGTACAATCAACATATGCGGTCGATCGTTAATCATCGTCACTGGCACCGCTATTGCTTTGTGCCGTTCTCTCGGGCTTGGGGTCAGGGAAAACATTTCCCGTATCTATTCTAGGATCATCAAAATATTTTGCCATAGTTCGCGTACTTGGATTGTATGTGATCAAGAACAGCAAACCGATGACAAGCACCCACTTCCATATTTGCATTACTAGACGTCACGAAAATCCGACGAGACCATCGTACGAACTAGATCATCGAATGTATAATTCGGTGCCCACCCTGAAATCTGTCGAAATTTGAGCGAGTCACCGGTCAGAATATCCACTTCGGCCGGCCTGTAGAACGCCGGATCAACGACGACGAGCGTATCGCCTGTGTCCCGATTTGTCCCGATTTCCTGATCTCCCTGGCCGGACCACTGAATAGTTATACCCTTACACTCAAAAGCCTTTTCGACAAATTCGCGTACGGAATGTGTTTCGCCGCTCGAGACAACATAGTCGTCCGGCTCGTCGAGTTGGAGCATTTGCCACATTGCAACCACGTAGTCTTGAGCATGTCCCCAATCACGCTTTGCGTCAAGGTTTCCGAGCCGAATTGGGAACATATTTTGACCGATCGCTTTGGTAATTTTGCGAGTCACAAAATCTTCTCCGCGTCGAGGACTTTCGTGATTGAATAGTATACCGGTACAAGCATACATTCCATAGGATTCGCGATAGTTTTTCGTAATCCAATATGCGTATACCTTTGATACACCATACGGACTCCGAGGCCAAAAAGGAGTTTTTTCATTCTGAGGCGTCTCGAGCACTTTTCCAAACATCTCAGACGTCCCCGCTTGGTAAAATCTAAAACGCTTGTCGCCCGTCAGACGAATTGCCTCGAGCCAACGAAGTGCTCCAAGCGAATTAACATTCGCAGTCCATTCAGGTTGATCAAATGACACCTTCACGTGTGATTGGGCCGCGAGATTATATACTTCGATGCGGTCAAACGACTTTTCGGACGAAACATCCTGAACAATATTTGTTATACGTGATGAATCAGACATGTCACATTTGACATGTTTGAAATTTGGAGAAGTGATGTGGATCAAACGTTCTTGCCTGGGTTCACTTGTATAACGTGATACACCGTACACAATGTATCCTTTTTCGAGTAAAAGTTCAGTTAAATAAGAACCATCCTGACCAGCGACACCAGTAACTATGGCGGCTCTGGTCATCTGGTTCTTTATATTCTCACGCCTTTAGTAGGATGAGTGTCATAGTAAATCTTGTATTACTGTGCATCACCGAAATATTCGGTGACTTTCAACTGAAGTTCTTTGCACGCGGCAACCAACTCAGCAACCTTGGCGGCGGTCTCCTCGGATATGCAGGGGTCGTCTATTTCGCCATCAGATGCTTCAAACAGGCAAACATCCTCTGGGTAAACGGGATGTGGGACGGCATCTCTGCGATTCTTGAGTCCATCGCTGCTTATGTAATTCTGGGGGAGCGTTTCAACTCGTGGAATCAATATGCCGGACTCGCAGTCATCGTACTTGGCATTTTCCTGATGCGCATAGGCCAAATACCCAAGTAACAGAGCAAGTTTTATTTTTTGTCGAAATGAAAGATGCATCGGGCACCAATAAAGATCCCAGAGCTCTTGGATCATCTACTACTGATCCACTTAAATAATATTTGACATATTTCAGCATGTGGGACAACGAAGGCACTCGCCTCCTTCGCGAGGTTATTCTCCCGAGACTCGATGCCCACGAAGCAGAACTCCAAGAACTTCGCCAAACAACGTGGCCGGTGTGTCAAGCACTCTTGGATTCAAACTACAAGATAAATTCAATGCCTTTTAAAAACGTCGCCGAGAAACGTAGGTTTTTTCGTTTTCTGGACATTGAAGAAATTCGTAAACTTTTGGGTCTCAAGGCGAAATGGGCTCGGATCAATGAAGTCTCGCTCAACGAAGAACTTCGAATGGTACTGATTCAGCCGTAGAATTTTTCGGAACACGGGAAACGAGGCGGCATCTGCGTTTCTTTCGGCGTTTCTATGAGTTTTCCACCCGTGTGATGAATTCCCTCCGCAATGAAACGCTTGACATTTTCAAGCGTTTGATTCTCGCGACCAAAGTCCTTTGCATGCGCATACGTTTTTAGCTTTCGATGAATCATGTCGGCATCTCCGAAGCTACTCATATGCCAACCGGCAAAAGGAATGCACTGGAATCGCCAACGATGATCCCTGAAAAAATTTGGACCAAGTGATTTGAATTCTTTGCATTTCGTGATGACTGTTCCGAACCACGGTTCACCCGTGTAAGTGTACTTGAACGAATACTCAAACATGTGCATGTGACATACCGTTGTTCGGTCGTTCAATAAATGTGCTTTGTTCATATTCGGAATTTCGTCAACGTCCGAAATCATCACAATAGCATCATCTGGTACACCGTCAAGACCTTCAAGAGCACACTGACGCTGATACTTTTCACGAGACCATGGATTTTCATCCGTCGGCATATTTTTTGCAATGACATGTCGGATTTTTGGAAGCCATTTGGCGAAACGCTCTTTATTTTGTTCAAAAATGAGATCTTTCGGTGTGCCGATATGCGTAACTTCAGATTCGACGAGAACAAACATATCAACATATTGATCGAGTATGGACAATCGAAGTTCGAGAATGTCCAGCTCATTATAGAACATAAAAGCGTCAACAATCATATAAATTTTATGCGTCTTTTTTTTATAGATGCAGTTCCTTCTCGCCACTCACATGGCAACATTTGATCCGTTCAAGTTTTCAGGAGCTTGGTATGAAGTGGCCAGCTACAAGGCTGGATTTTCGCCTCTTAGCGCGTACACGTGTATAGACACACGCGGTGTATACGAATATGACTCGGAAAAGGAACGTTTCGATGTTCAGCTCGCATGTCGACACTTGGACCGTAAAGTATCAACAATCAAAGCACTCATGCTCTGCAACGGATCCACGTGTTCAGTTCGATATCCAAGCGCACCATACGTACAACCATCGATGTTTCACATTCTTGACACGGATTATGATACATGGGCCATCGTCGAAGGCGCAGAAGACAAGTCATTTGTTCAACTCCTTTCACGATACTCTAGACCAGGCTTGAAAACAACCGAAGCAAAAATCCGTACACTCAAAGAGTGGGGGTATGATCCCGATGAAATCCATTTAACGCCGGTTTCATCTTGATTTTTTCTAACTCTATTATATGTGGCGCATTGCCGTCCTATGGGTCATCGTGGTTGCAATATCTCTATTTTTATGGGTATACATGTCAAAACCCCGAGTTGTCGTCAGTATGACAACTATACCATCACGACTTGACAATATTCACAAAGTTCTCGAATCACTGATCGATAATCAAACGATCCAACCCGATGTTGTATACCTTAATATACCGCATGTGTTTGGGCGAACAGGTGAAACATACGACCTGTCTAAAATTAAATACAAAAATCCACGGCTCAATATTATTCGTTGTGATGACTATGGCCCAGTCACGAAGATTCTGCCTGCGCTAGAAGCCGAGCGTGGAAACAATCGCACTGTCATCATATATGCAGATGATGACAACATTGTTCCGACGGATTTTATAGAACAGTACACAAAACAGGCTCGTAAACGTCCGAATCATGTTATGTATGCCCGGTGTGGTCAGGGATTCTATACAAAGAGTCCGACACCAATCGATGACAATCAGGGATGTACGATTCCCGAAGCATTCGAAGGTATACTTTTACCAGTCAATGTCATCAAAGACTTTGACGACTTTAAAGACTTTATAATGAAAGCCATCCGAAATAAGAGTTGTTTCAAATCGGATGACTATGTCATGGGAGCCTATCTTACAAGCCGAGGGGTTCCTAGAAGTCCTGTGTATGGTGTGATGGACCGTTTTCAGCGCCTCATTGACAAAGATGGCCTGAGTGATATTGATGGTGCACATTCGGCACGGTACGAACCATGCTATAAATATCTCAAAGCTATTTCAGAGTGAGCATGTACAAAGTTGAACGTATGAGTGCGGTAATTTCATCCTGTATGTTTTTCAAATATGTGTCTTTGGGAAGACGAAGTGCGCGCACATTTGAAAGCAAGGACCGAAAGTATACACGAGCACTTGGTTTTGTTTTGCGTTTGTTTGCAGAAATTCTGCCGAGACGGCCATACTTCCCCATGTACGCCTCGGCATATGCGTCCAGCAAAGGAACAATTCCCTCATAGTACGCCTGGAGTGCTTTGTGCTCCGCGTAAGAATTCGTAGTCAAGTGGAATTTGTGAGCCTGCGTACGAGATTCCATAAGCAAGGAGATGTAGCGTGAGACTGACATTTTTTCCTTGTATATATTAGAGATGATTTTTACGGAAACGATACTTCCGAAAGGTGCCAGGCTATACAAAGGTCTCGCGCCTGGTATTCGTATTGTAAAACGTACAACAAATTTCTTTGTATCGCGCAATCCACGTGTGGCCCGCGAGTATGGTCACATTGCGACATACCAGACGACAAAGCCTCTCCGTCTCTTTGTATTGACTCATTCAAATGTTCTCAAAATTCTCAAAGATCCTCGTGTATCTGCATCAACAAAGATTATGCTTCGCTTTGCAATTGGAACAAAGACGACTCGGGCTCGTCAAGTAAAAGCGTATCGACGCGTGCTCGGCGGCCGCGAACATGTACCCGGTTCTAGAAACACGCGTCCCGGACAACGGTTCAGCGTCGCTGAACTCGATAAACAAGTATTTGAAAAACTTTCACGTGAGTTTCTTCGTCCAAAAAAATATGACGGATTTTATTCGCCGACAAAGCGATCAATTTTCCATGGGGGATGGTTTCATTCCGAAATTATGCTGTGTGACGCGAAAAATAGTATCGAACACATATTATCAAAGAAACTTGTCGCACCGGTTCGAAATATGCTCAGCCATCGCGAGGTGATTAAAGCACTCCCGGCACTTTTTGTAGATTACTCGCGTTCTCAGCAACGATTGACTCGTCCATATGGTGGGTTCTTGATTTACCTTGGCGGCGGCATGGCCGTGAAGCTTTACCTCGAAGCTCGAGCCATACACGCACCACCCAAAGTACTTCAGACAACCGACTTTGACTTTACATTTTCGGTTCCTCATCCTATTCGGTCAAAGATTGGTGTTCGACTTCGTGTCGACGTCATGCGTAAAATTATGATGACACATTTGTCAGGATTTTCTGCATGGCTCGGTCGATACTATAATGTCAGACCTCAAATTATTGTCAAAGAGTTTGTGCCGCCAGTTGGTATGTTGCCTTCAACTGGTAAACGTGTGTACCACGTAGTGTCTTATGCTCTTCGGTTTCCAGGTACGGCCAAACCTATCGATTTTGTGGATACGACACTTGCACATGTTCCAGGTTTGTATCGTGACCATATTCATTACGCGTACACGAAGCACCTAGGAATGCCAATCGAACGTCTAAAGTATCTATCGAAGAATGTGCTTGCCGTTCTCGCCGGTTCATTTGCAACAAAAGATCCTTCACTCCGATCGAGAAATCCTCTCGTCGGAAACCGTGCCGAGAAAGGACTAAAGAACACAGCCCGTATGGCAAGTCTATTAAAGGTAAAAGGTGCTCGTCCATCGACTATCGTACGCACCTTTGTGAAGAATATCCAAACTGGTAAAGTTCGTGCAGCATTTAAACACGCTCGTCAAGTTTTAAAAAATATCCAGAGACATTAAAGTATGACACGTTGTATTCGCCTCTATGTGGCGAGGGGTGTACGACATGTTCGCCCGGTTATACATAAAACAAGTAAATTTGTGAATCGTCACGTTGTAAAGTCTTCCATAGTGTCATTCGTTCCATCCCTTTTGAATGACACAATTGTTCATCATCAGGCTCTCACTCCCGTAGAGCTCCTTCATGTTGCAACTGATGATATTTCAGTTACGACTGTCGTTGCTCTTACGACTATCTTAGTTAAAAGAATTGAACGCCAACAAAAACAGTAATGTCCCTTCAAGTGACTCGACTTGTTGACAATGCCATCCTCCCAACTCGCGGTTCGGCCGGAGCTGCTGGTCTTGACCTATACAGCGTTGATGGGTACGTTGTCATGCCTGGCCACCGCGTCGTTGTATCGACCGGAATTTCAGTCAAGCTCCCACACGGAACTTACGGCCGTATTGCACCTCGTTCTGGACTTGCCGTGAAGCACGGTCTGGATATTCTGGCAGGTGTAGTAGATCCCGATTATACTGGCGAGATTAAGGTGGTACTGGTCAACACGGATATGCGTGTTCCATTTTTCATCAAGCCTGGCTACAGAATTGCTCAGCTTATTCTTGAGTGCTACGTTCCCGCAGACGTATGCGAGACTGTAGAACCAGGAGAGATTACTGAGCGCGGCAGTGCAGGTTTTGGGTCTACGGGTCTTGCAGCGGCGCCATCATTCAAGGTGACAGGCGTTTAGAGAAATGAAACACTAAAAATGTATAATGGAGCGAATTGCAGATCTTGTTGTGAAGGAGAATGATCTAAAGCGTCTTCTCAAGGAGACGCGCGCTGAAATCAAGGAGGAAATTGAGAAGACGCGTCTATACAAGCAAGTGTACGACTCGACGATGCAGTCCGATTATGAGGTGACAGAGAAGACGGCCAAGGGACATGCGTTCAAGGTGGTACGCGCCGGATTTGATGATAAGGATGAAGCGCACTAAAAATTTATGAATCACATTTCACTCTTTTCTGAGCTGCTTACATTTGGCAGGATTCAACAACCGGTTGTTGAACCTGTACCCGATGTCGAGCTTAATGAAGAATGGAACGACTTTGAAAAAACACTCGACTCGTTTAAAAATGAGTATATTCAGATGCGATACTCTTTCTATCAGAAAGAGTCGGACTATTTGACATTGGTAAGCGATGTGAAATTAATGAACGATACAGTAAAACATATACAGGATTCTGATCTGCGTGAAACGACCGAACGTAACATAGAAGAATTTACGAATCATGTAAAGTTGCCAGAGAAGAAGGAGGAACTTGCTCTCTTGTCTGGAAAAGTAAAGGCGATGGAAAATATACTTATGAATACGAATGCAAAGCGACATGCTCAGTTTACATGTCCAATTTGTATGGATCGTTCTGTGAGTATATTTTTGTATCCATGTGGTCATCTGCTATGTGACGTATGCGCACTTCAACTTCCGGATTCGAAGTGTCCGACATGTCGGAGAGAAGGTGTTACAAAATGCCGAATGTATTACACGTGATTCAACACATAATTTCGTACCCATTCCCAGCCAGCAATTTGATTTAAATGTTTTTCGTTTCGATTCGCACTCAAATTCTGAATACGACTTATATTACGATTTATTCTGAGCAAATTTTGTCTCAACATAGGTGAATGTGGATTCTGTCTGAGCATATTTTGAATATATGCATGCATAGTTCGAAGTTCTGTTATTTGATTATTACGGTTTTTTATCGATTTGGCATGATTTAATTTACGTTTTCTTATAACTTCACCTACCATATTTACGAGTGCATTACGAAAGGCGTGTTTGTTAATGTTTAAGTTGTGATGATCGCGTTTAAAATTATTAAGACGGGATTGAATACTTTTAGCCAATAGTTGAATATACTTATTTGCTGCTTTGTTTGCCTCAGATGTCGTTCGAATTTTCTGAAGTCCGATACGTTTTCGAAATGCGTTATGACTTGAAATGTTATTATGAGTTAATAATCTATATGGAAGCCCGGGTCCAATCCGAACAAGCACTGCAGTTCCATGGGCATTTTTTTCATGACTATAAAGCTGCATTAACCCACTCACATTTCTTCTGGCAGCACTTGACATGTAATATACAAAGATAAAAATTGAATTTGTATATCTATAAATGTCAAAGACACTTTTACTGGATGTCGATGGCGTGCTTGTACGCGATCCTCTGCTCTTTAGTCATCTCAAAGATAATGTAGAACGTTATGTACACGCCAAGGTTCCGCAATCTAAGAACCCACGGGCTTTGAATGCCATGCTTTTTAAGAAGCATGGTCACACGGCTATTGGTCTTAACCGTACATTCGGGGTCGACGCCTCTGACTTTGATCGATGTGTATATGATCGTCAGCTCATCGATCATCTATGGTCTGTGATTTCCGGTACAGAGTTTCAACAAGAGGCTAAGGTTATTCACGAGATTGCATCTCGAGGCGACTGGAAAGTTGCTTTGTTTTCAAACGCACCACTCGCGTGGACAATGCCAGTAGCTCTTGCCATTGGTGACAACATTGAAATAGCCGATCATGAATATCTCAAGCCTCAAGGTCTTGCATATGCCCGTTTTTCTCCACTAGACATGTACCTCTATGTCGATGACAAGGTGGAGAATCTTCGGCCGGTGAAAGATCTTGTAAATTGGCGTCCGGTACATTTCTGTGAAGAGTCTAGGAGCACGCAACCCGAATTGATCACACTCGGAAGCATTTGGGAAATTCAACTAGCTACGAGTGTCTTTCTCGATCCGATACAGGATATATTCGAGATCTAAGAAGAGCATTTCGATATTCTTTGAAATGATTCGAGCATAAGAAAACGTTGGATCGAGATCTTTTGCGAGACCCTCTAGAAGTGAATATGTTCGGAGTATTGTAAGCGTCGTTGTGTCCAGTTCAACCGGAACCTTTGACGCCTTTTCACGGATTTCAGGTGAGTTTATTGTAAATGAACGAACATCAAGTGTGTTCAGGTATTCGAAATATTGTTTGACAAAAATACGAGTCACTTCGCGGTCACGGATTTTCATACCCATGAGGGCCATGTTGTCCATGACGGCCTCGACGTTACTTGTTTGGACGCCATACACAAAGTCCCGAATTGCCGTTTTGTATCCATTCGTAATTTGTATAATATTCCCAAAATCATAAAGTACAAGGGCATTACCTGAGCGACCAATATTGCCCGTATGCAGATCACCGTGGATGACCCCCTCGTAAAGTAGTTGTTCAAGGAACATATTAATAAGTCGTTCCGCCTTGAAAGGAGCAATGATAGGGTTGGATGGCGTATAGTCCATTACAATGACATCGTTTGTTGATAGTCTTGAATATGGTCGCGGAATGATAATGTCGTCCCGATCTCGATACATTTCCCTGAAAAATGAAATATTCTGAACTTCGCGCCGAAAATCAAGCTCGGCAAGGAGTCCTCGTTCAAATTCGTTCAGCCATGGCATGACCGTGTCCATGCCAAAGTTTGGAATCTGGCCCAAAAGTGATGCCCCTTGTCTGATAAGATCAAGATCTTGTTTTATCTGAAGTTCAATTCCTGGACGTTTAAATTTCAAAACAATATTTTTGCCTCTGAGAGTACCCCGATGAACTTGTGCAATGCTCGCAGATGCAATAGGCGTTTCGGACACATTTGAGACACCTTCTGGGATTTTGTCCCGAACTTGATCAAATGAAAACGGTGTAACATTATCACGTAGAGGCGCCAAATCTTTTGCGAGCTCTTTGCCAAAAATATCAGGTCTGTTTGAAATAAACTGTCCAATTTTCACATAGGTTGGTCCCGAACCGTCAAGTGCTCGGCGAAGCCACGGACCAAACTGTTTTTTTGAAACCATCTTTGACCCGATGCCAATTTCAATTGGTCGTAGCCACCGTAGACTCATACTTATTTAGGATATTTTATCTTAAGACCATGAAATTGGATCCCATATTCCATAGATTGTTGTTTCCAGAGGGAAAAAGGGTTGAATGGACCATTGGCCGGTGTGACTCACAATGTCACATAAAATGTGTAACAAATATATTTTTCGATATTGTTCAGGCACATACCAGAGTGCTACAACCGAGTGAGGAATTTGATACAAAATTTTATAAATGGTCCATTTTTTCATTTCAGACCACGGAGTTCCCCATGGCGCCAAAAAAAGTGCCATGGGGATGTCCGGAGCGATACTCCAAAAAGCATCTTCTAAGTTGAGACGTCCAAATAATATTCGAGTTGTTACGAGATGCCCGAACCATAGCATACTATTTCATTAGTTTATATAAATCTATAAATACAAATGGCAAAAGAAGCATAAAGAACTCATGAACGCGTTTATGTTCCGGACGTTGAATACGAACAAGATCGGATGGTGTATACGGAATGTTTTCTCGTTCCCACATAGCCATAAAGCATCCCTTGAACCAAATAAAACACGCAATTGTCCCAAGAAGCAATGCAAGATGGAGTTCGATGAGTGATCTCGATTCAAACAATATTCCGAGTGACATAGTAAGACCGGCAAGTTGGTGTATATACATATTCAAATGATGCATAGGAGACAACTTATATTCCCCGTGAATGACACGTGTATTTACATTTCCGATGTATGCCGTCATCATCAGAATAGCTATCATCACTTTCGTATCGCATAACATACTAACATTATAATTAGAAAATAAATAAACCACGGCCATTGTGTTCGGAGACCAAAGTCAAAATCCATAGACTGCCGAAAGACCCCGAGATCGCCGTCCATCACTGACCACAAGAAACCAAGAATGGGCCAACCAGTAACGTTTTGATATGCAAGAGGTTTCTCAATATAAAACATATTCATAGGAGTTCTCGCGATTTGCATATCGACGACAAAATGCACGTCTGATATTTTCCAGCGACTCAAATGCTGAGCACCTTTTTGGCTTATGAGATATGCATGTGTTGTAGTTGACGAACCCTTTATGAGATTGTGAGAAATGCGACGTTCAAATATATGGAACCCTGGGACAGTTCCGAGATTGACGTAGTCCCAGTCACTTGGAAGTACATTCATAATATCATTAAGTTCTTGTTGAAAATCTTCGGTGAGTCGCGCATCGTCTTCAAAAACGAGTGCCCATGGATGCCCTTTATCGACAATATCACGCCAGACACGTATGTGACTATCTGTACATCCACATTCACCTCTATTCATTCGAGGATGATCACAACCATTTGTAGCGTTAAAAAATTCGACGTTTTCAATTCCCTCGCGCTGAAATTCTCGTTCGATTTTTTCACGCCGGTCAGGTCGGCGCTGAAGGTTTATACAATACACCTTCATTCATATTCCGGTACATTCTTTTTTTTCATATTTTACTCCACCTCTGGTTCGGGCTCCTCTTCATCATCAAACATAGTCTTTGTATCCTTGAAAAACGCCTTGAGAAACTCCTGCTCCTCGGCAGCCGTCTTCTTCAGCGCCTCATGAATTGTCCGAAACGTATCCATACGCTTCGACTCGAGTACGCGTCGGGCACGTGCTACACGACGGGGCAGACGGGGACGATCTGGCTGGGG